CACAGAGCGCCCTGAGGACTACTTGTCCCCCGCAGACCATGGACTACAGAAGTATGCTAAGCCCGCTACGCCCTTTAAGGCGGATGATGTGGATTTCGCTACGACTCTCGTCCGGAAGGTTTTGTCAGGGCATCGCCCATCTGGGATGGAGCTTCGGCTCCTTGACCATGATGAGATGATCAACGGAAACCAGATGGCCCAATATACAGGGATGGACATGTCAACGTCCCCTGGAATGCCGTACAAGAACCTGCGACCCCCCATGAGCAAAGGCAAACATGTCTTTTTCAAGAAGGTAGCTGAAGACCAGTACCAAATCGACATAGATACTATGGTCAAGGACACCTGTCCGGGCAAAGTTCTCATGTTCGATCTTACCATGTGGGAGAACCACGCGCGCCAAAATGAAGACACTAAGTTCGTTTACAACTACGAGAATCTCAAACAAGAAACCGTGGCGATCAAGAACGTAAAGATTGGAAAGACGCGACTCTTCAGTTGTGCCCCCCTTCACCTGAACATGCTTTTCCGGAAGTACTTCGGGGCCTGGGTGGCCATGATGAATCAAAACTGCACAACGCTACCATCGGCTGTGGGAATCAACCCACTCGGGCCGGATTGGACGTTTTTGGCTGACAGGCTTCTCCAATGTGGGAACCAGAATATTGCCGGAGACTTCAAGCAATGGGACGGGAAACTTCTCGCCTCCGTTATGGGAGCTGTGGTTCGAGACATCATTAATCCTCTGTACCGCTTGTGCGGAGGAACAGAAGAAGATGATCGAGTCAGAATGAGACTCATTGATACCGCCATTCATACCTATACCATCGTCGGGAACACCCTAGTTCAAAAACATCAGGGTATACCCTCTGGAATCCCAGTGACCAGCGACTTAAACTCGCTGTGCAACTGGGTGTACATGATTGTGGCCTTTGTTTCCCTCAAAAGGGGACACGGAGTGTGCCAGAATTGTAAAGACGTGAGGCCGCAAGACTTCATGGCTTTGATCCAGTCCACCTTTTATGGCGATGACCACGTGCTCAGCGTTGCCCCCGAGGCGCGCTGCTTTTTCACTTTTAACACCTTACAGCAATTTTTCACCAACCACGGAATCGGCTACACCGACGCCCTCAAAAGAGGCGGGGAGTGTCCCGATTTTCAAACTTTGGAGGAGACCACCTTCCTCAAGAGGGGCTTCAAGCCCTGGGACGGCAGATGGCTTGCGCCACTCGAACTAGATTCAGTGAAGGACCAGATTAACTGGTTGAGAAAGGGAGTTGACCCCATCCTGGGGACGCTCCAGAACGCGGAGAGTGTGATGCGTGAAATGTTCATGCATGGCGAAGCCCAATATAACGAAGCAGAAGAGCGATTGGCCCATCACCTTGAGGATCTCCAGTGTCACGAGCTGGAGAGCGCTCAGGAGACGTTTCCCGTCCCCTCGTTCTGTTTTGCGCACGAGAAAATGGCCTGGAGAGGCAACTTTTATTAGCAACTTACGGATGAAAATCTGAGTGCTTCCCGTTTAGGGTTGGCTCTAAGATCGCGTAAGCCCCTCCTGATCTTTCGGACTCCTTTTGGCTGGACTCCGAATGCGTAGTGTTCCCTATTTGGCTTTGGGTTCATTACTTCACAACGTTTCTTTGGCAGTGTATTGTTCTTTGACTTTAAAAAAAAAAAAAAAAAAAAAAAAAAAAAAAAAAAAAAAAAAAA